CGACGCTATGGCCGCGTCTTTTTCCCCGCGAAGAACCTTCTGACGGAAGGTGCTGCGCTGTAGCGTTCCCAGACCAACATTGAAAGCAAAGCTGACGCAAGCATCGAATTGGCCTTGGGTAAGGGCAACAGGAATAAGCTGGCCCACACCGCGCTCAAAGCGCTGGAGATCGGCTCTAAGAATTCCATCTACTTCGTCCTTTGAAAACGTGCGATTGTCTTCTGGGCGAAGCGGGTAAGCGCCTCTTTGATCGATTGGAATTTTTGCTTGATCTGGGTAAAGAACATGACCTACTCCTATTGTCCAAAGCTGTGCTGGGCATCGATACGGTTTGTACCGAATGCCCTCATGGTGCTGGATCATCTTGATCGCATCAGCGCTGACGTTCATTTCGACTTGAATGCTTGGCCACCAAACCAGAAGCTCACGATGCAAGCCCAGATGATCTGGGTCTCATCGTCCCACAGGTGATTGAGCGCCACATCAAAGGCCACGTCTGTATGCCAGGCGTAATAAAAACCAAAGACCTCGACGAACATGAACATGATGAACATGCCGTAGGTGATGACGCTACGGGTCGCTGCGCGCATGTTGGTCACCCAGATGCTGGCGCCTTGGCCCAAGGCTATGTCGTGCGCATAGAGCGCTTGGCGCTCCTGCATGGCCGTCTGGTTGTTGGTGACCTCGGCGTTGATCTGGATGTGCTCAGTCTGGATGTGCTCGATGCGCTCTTGCGCCTCCAGGCCGGCTTTCTTTAGCGTGAGCTCGCGCTCGGTTTGCATGGCGGCCAGCGCCAGCTCATGCTTCTTGTCAGCGCGGTCCTGGAATAGCTCAAGGATTTTGGGCAGGCCGCCCATGAGGAAGCTGATGAGGGAGGAGAACAGAGTGAGCATTATTTTCCTTTTGCGCGTGTTTTTTCTTCAAGGATGGCAATGTGCATTCGGTTGATCTGAATGTCATCTCGATTCTTTTGAATTTCTTTTTCCAAGTCTTGGCGTAGCTTCTCACGCGCCAGTTCGGCGCCAGAGTTAACTGCTTGCCTGTTATCTGATGTGACCACCAGGCTGATCTTGCTGTTTAAGATGGTGACTTCATGGGCCAGATTAGACAGCGCTGACATCAGGTAGACTACACAAGAGAACAACAGTGGCAACAAGGCAAACGTGATCTTTTCAATTAAAGCGCTTTTGCTTTCCATAGCTTGAATTTTCTCCTCGCTCATTTGTCAGCCTTGTTGTCGAGCTTGTCGAAAATCTTACCCAGCATGTCGCGGATGTCGCGGATGTCGGCCTTGTAGTCGTCTTTGCTTATGTAGTTATGCGGCATGTTGCGCACGTCGCCGTCCAGCCGGTCGATGGCGATGTAGATGCGGTTGAGCGTCCACCCGCCGAAGAACCCAGCGATGGCCACGGCGATGTTGAAGAGTACTTGGTAGTCCATCATTCGCCTGTTGATCCCACACCGCGAATTTCTACGCGAAATGGCGGCGTCAAGTTGTTTTGGTTTGGTTGTTTTGGCGCCAACTGGTTAGGTTGCTTCAAAGATTCTGCAAGTTGTTTTTTGTATTGTCTTCCACGCGCAAACTCCGCAGCTGTTTGAGTGCCAGGAATCTTAACCGGCAAGTTTTGCAAGGCTTCAAGACCACGTAAGACAGCGCCAGCCGTGTTTGGGTAGTTAACCGCGCCTGGCTCTTTGACCATTACATCGCTAATACTTTGCTTTAAATCAAGAAGTTTGTCTCTGCCGGCCTTGCCAAACATATAACCAAGTTTGTCTTCTCGATCAAGCTGAGTAACAAAATTATTGAAGTTATTTAAACGAATATCTTCTGTGTCATTACCTTTTTTAAGCAACAAATCTTTCATTTGTTGTAAGGTAAAGGCAGTCAATTCTTTGTAGGCCTGTTGACCTTCTTTGCCGCCTTTTTTGAGCAAATTAGTGACGGTTTTCATTTCTTCTAATGAACCATCAATGACAATATGTTTATAAACATCATCAAGCGCTACTTGACGATCTTTGTATCCAGCTTTTGTGCCAAGCAATTTGTCAACACGATAAACATCTTCAAAATCTTTTGCCAATTGCGTTCTGGCTTGACGAGCTTCTTGATATAACTTGCCACCAACACCAGCGCTAATTTGATCAATTAAATTTTTTAATGGCCTTGCACTTGGCGAATCTTTAGCTGTACCAATTACTTGATAAATATCGTCCAAATTACGAATTGAAATAGTCCCAGTTTTTTGTGGGTCATTCATAGCTAACAATTCAGCCACATCATTTAAAATTGGATCTAATTTTTCGCGGCGTGTAGGGCTTTTTGTTCCAATATAATCAAGCAAATTTTGATAAGGAACTTGTTCTAAAGTTTCGCCAGCATTATCTGCTTTGGCATATTTTTCTTTGTAATCATTAAATTTTTTGGTATATAAGTTAACCATGGTTTTATCAACCAAAGTACCAAGTGCGCGAGGGTTACTGCGATCAAAAGCCAACCCTTCTTCTCCAACAACTTGATTTGTCATGCGTTCAAATTGATTCAAAATGTCTTCTTTTTGGCCAACTTTAAACGCACCAAGTTCTCTGCCCAATTTACCTTTAACATCTTCAGAAACACCAGGCAACGCACCACGCTGAACATCAGACTCAAACTGTTGCTTTTGCAAATTGCGCTCACGCTCACCAGCCGTAGCGCGAATACCAAATTGTTCCAACCTTTGCTGGCGCATCAAATCTTCAGCAGTGCTGGCCGCGCCCATGCCAACCATGCCAGGCTGTTCGCGGGTCATCACATTGGCCAAAGCATTGCGCACTGGTGCGGTTGCCTGGCTGATAGCAGGGCGAGCAACTGCACCGGCCTGCATTAAAGCGGCAGGCGCCAAAGCGTTTATGCTTGTTCCAACAGCCCCTAAAGTTGGTGGCAAAGCTCCAGTAATTGGCTGCAAAAACTCACCTACAGCACCCAAAATTTCTCTGGATGTTTGTGTGCGTGGTTGGTAAAACTGTTCACGCGCTTTGGCAGCCATTGCTTTACCAGCAGCAATCGCTTGCGGAGAACCTTGAGGAGCTGCATTTGCCAATTCACCATATATGGTGGCAAGAGGTGCAGCAATACTAGATGCCAAACCGCCGGCTAAAACGGCTGGTGTTTCAATCACGCCCATAATGCGGTCACGCATAGACACTTCTGGAGCTGCTTTTCCAGTTATGACATTTTCAGCGCCTGGTATGGCAGCAGCAGAACCCAAACCAATGGTCTTGTAAAAATCCATTTTGGGAATCTTTGCATAAAATTTTTGATGCAAAGAATCAGCCAGAGCAAGGTCTGGCACTGAGTCATATTGAGGATATTCAGCGCGGAATTCAGCAAGGGTAGCCATTAATTAGCCTCCGGTTCCAAGTCCTAATGGATCATTTGCACTTGCGCCGGGAATGCCGCTACTTGGCTGATATTTTTGAATGTTTTTGGCGCCTGGTCCAGCTTGAATTTCCATTGCCTTAATTGCCAACTTTCTGGCATTAGCTTTTTGCTTAATGACTGCGTCATTGTCATTAACTTGCGGAAAGTATTTTCTATCTTCTCGTTCAAATTCAGAATCTGAAATCACGGCACCTGACTCTTTGCGAAGTACGGCGGTAATAAAATTAGATTTTGCTTGGTTAACTTGTTGTTGAGCAGCGCTAGTGCCACCAAGAAAACTAGGCAATATTTTTCCTAATGATTCACCTATAAATGGAGTTGCTTCAATATTTGCGCCTCTGAGCGTTCCTTTTTTAGCCAAGTCTTCCAAAATAGAATTAGCTTCTTTCATCCGCAAACCATACGCAGTGGCATTGCCCTGGCTTTCAGTCAATGCTGTGCCCTTGCCCATCAAAGGCACGCCAGGCGCACCTGCTGCAGGCGGCGCCATACCTGGCGCGGCTGGCCCTGCACTTGGCGCAGGCAGTCTTGCACCAGGCACACCGCCACCAGGCATTGCTGGAGCAACCGCGGGAGCAGCGCCACCAACAGTGACGGGGAAGGCTTCCAATGTTCTTTTGTTGACGCCAACAATGCTGCCGTCTTCAGCTTCTTTAAGCTCAAAACCTGGGTTGGCTTTTTCATAAGCAAATTTAGCTTGATCAAATGCAAGACGTGATACGGCAAGGTCTGCTTGCCTTTGTGAAGTAATGTCGGCAAATGTTTTGCCTTTGGTAAATTCACTGCCTGGCACAACGGTGGCTGGACCACCCAACCCAGGAAAGGATATTACACGGCCACCAGGGCCGGTGTCTTGGGCAAAGGTAGTTGGTTTGTTTAGCTTAATAAACTCAGCCATGCCTAAAGCATTTTGATTTTTCCATACGTTAAACTCTTGGGGAGTTTTGGGAATCTCAGCCAATGCAGCTTCAAGAGGAACGCTAGAAATGGTGTCTTTTAAATACGGGTCGTTATACATTGCAATAGTCCATTGCGCGGCGGCTTCTGGGCTATTGACTTTACCAAGCTGATCACGAAACTGAGCGGTTCTAGTAGTAGCTAACTCTTGTCTTGATTTCTGTTGTGTTAATCCAGCCGTGTCTATCTCAGTTTGCGTTTTCTTAGCCAACAACGCTTTCTGTTCCATCTCATTTATTCTTGCCAGTTCAGCAGGAATTAAATTGGGCGCAGTCGTCCTTAATTTGTTGACAATTGCTTGCCTCATGTCGGCATAGGGAAGTTCTCCACGCGGTGCGCCGCCCATGACAGCGCCGCCTCCGCCATAGGCAGCCGTTAAATCTGCAGCACGCGGCGGTGCGCCTGCGCCCATGCTTCCGCCGCCGCCATAAAATTCTCCATAGGCTTGGCCTAGCGCAGTTTGCCCTTGCTCTGCACGTCTAGCTGCGCCAAGTTGGAACTGTGCCAAAGCATTTTGCTGTTGCGCGTTTTCAACTTGCGCCATCTGAGCGTACTGCGCCAACTGATTGGGTATTTCAACACCCCTGTAGCCTAAAATAATGGAAGGATCAAAAGCCATGGTTGTTCCTTAAACGGGCTTATACATAGATTGGCCCATTGCAGTCCGTGCGTTATAGGCCGCTAACTGATCTTGCTGACCCGCATAGTTCAAATACTGACCCACGCCGCCAGCCAAAGCATTAGCCATCCCCGTACCGCCTGCGGCTTGCGCAGCCCCAATGTTGGTTAGGCCGGCACCTGCCGCTGCGCCGTAGTTACCCGCCGCAGCAGCTTGGCCCGCTGCGCTTGCTTGGCCAGAACCCATCAAACTAGCCAAAGGGGCAAGTTGATTGGCGCGATTGGTTTGATACCTGTTAAACGCGCTTTGATACTCTTGACTACCTAAGTCTTGCCCAAAGCGTTGCGCGGCCTTTAAAGCCCCGCCAGAGATCAAACCGCCCCTAGCAGCAGCGCTTCGATCCAGCGCCTTTTGGCCTTCAGACAATCGGAACGCATAACCTGGGTCGGTTGTAAAGTCGGTCATCCCAAAATCTTTGGCGTACTTACCATAGTCTGCGCCTTGTGTGCCACCAGGCAAACCAAGATAAGTTAGCAATTTGTTTTGAGCGCCCATACCAGCGCCCGTGAAGGGAGCTAAATCAGCGCGTTGTTGCAAGTACTGTGCGTACATTAACTGGTTGGCTTGCGCTTGTGCATTTGCTTGCGTATCAGCAGCGCTGCGCGCCGCACCGGCCCCAAGCAAAGAACTGCCAAGTATGGCCGCAGGCATTAAATAACTGCTGGCACCCGCAGCCCCAGCCCCAGCACCTGCCGCGCCCGCGCCCGCCATTCCAGCCCCAGCTCCAGCTCCAAGTCCAGCAAGAGTTTCGCCCGCCGCGCTAGTGGCTGCGGTTCCAGCACCTGCAGCTCCAGCTCCAGCAGACATGCCGCCGGTAGCATAAGCGGCAGCGGCCAAGGCGGCTAAAGTAGCTGCATCGCGCCCGCCGCTATTCCAATAGTCGTTAATTGCGCCGGCTGGGTTGGATACAACTTTTTTTGCCGTATCGGTTACAGTGCCAATTGGGTTTGTTACTAAATCTTGAAAAAATCCCATGCTGCTCTCCTTAGGTTACTTCACGGCCACTGACGCGCATGTTGATCGCTGTGGCAGTGCCTGCAATGGTGCTGATGAAGTCGCCCACGCCCAGCACTTGGCCCACCAACTCGGGGAAAGTATAGACCTCAGACGCTTGGAGCGTCTTGGTCTTGGTGATCAAGTTAGAGTTGCCGGCAGACCCAGACACAGTGACCAAGTTGACGCTGATGGTTGCAGCGGTTGCGGTGTAATTGGTTGCGGTGAATTTGTCGATGATGGCCGTGACGCCAGTAGCTGTGTACTGGGTGGTCTGGGTGGCCTCGACGTTTTTGGCGGGTACAAGGACTTTGACGGTGACTGTCATGGGTTACTCCAGTAAAAGGCAATTGTTAGCGGCAGCTTGCATGATGACCCAATTGGCGCCGTCAGACACCATTGTCGCCCAATTGCCTGCAACTGCCAAGAGGATTGCGGTGCCCGCCGCCCCACCGGCTTGTGGGACAACGTTGCTTGACGCTGACACCAGCGTCTGGGCTTGATAGTTTTGGAAGGTCAAGTACCCACCGGGGAATGTGGACGCAGTTGGCAACGTCACCGTACAGGTCGAACCGGTCTTATTGTTGATGTACCAGTTGCTGGTGCCCACTGTAAAGTCTGCCGTTACAGTCACTGGCACGGTTGACAGCGCGGCAATAGATGCGTTGACTGCGCCGATGTCGAGAATGGGCTGCGATTGCAACCCTTCAATCTGCTTTTGCATCTCAGCAATCTGAGACACCAAGGCAGAACAGCAGTCAGTCAACACGTCAGGAACTGGTAAGGTAACAACGGGCGGCAGCGTTTGCAGTTCCTGATTGACCGCACGAAGCGCGGCGTCATACGACGCAATTACCGACTCGGCGCTAAACGTAAGTCCAGAATCGTCAATGACCGCCGTGGCAACGTCGTTGAGCGACAGAAAAAACAAATACCACGCCCGGTCAATCAACCCGGTACGCGGGTCAATCAACGGCACCCTGGGGGGTGTAATGGGCGTGGGCGTTGCGTTTGGGCTAGGCATTGGTCGGGCTAATGATTAACTCGGCCCCCATGATGGCCACTTTGACCGGATCAGTCATAGACAACTCATAGACGCGATCCCGCAGCTTGAGCGTCATGCCCAGCCGCCGCCAAAATGTCCGATGGCCATACGCGCCAATCCTGCCAAGTGGTGACCAATGCTCATTTGACCAAGTGTGGCCGCCGTCATCTGACCAACGCAGCATAGCTTCGGGGTATGAGCCTTGGCCAGTATTTAAACCCACGCCTGTCTCACAGTCTAATTGCAAGCTGTGATGGGCCGTGCGCTTTAAGTTGTTTTGACCCGTAGGCAGCGCCCGCCAGGTGCGCAGCCACTTTTGAATCTCGCCATTGTCGGCGTACACGTCAAGGTCAAATGCGTAGATGTTGCCGTTTTCAAAGTCGCCAACGACAATCTTGTTGTTGAACGCCATCTGGCAATTGCTACGGTGCCGGGTAAATTCGCCGTCAACAAAGCCCGCCCGCTCATGCCAGGCTTGGGTGGCCGCGTCATACACCCAAGTGGTGTTGGCCGTGGGGAAAATCAGCACGTAAAAGCTGTGGCCATCCTGTTGATAAGTGTACGCAATGGCGTCCGACATGTCGCTGTACTGTTGGATTTGCCACTCAACTGCATGGGTTGATATGCGCTGGCCTTGGTACCCGTTGGCCCGGTAGACGATGCCCTGCCCCCGGCGATCCCGGCCCAGCCAGAACAGGCCGTTGTCCATCTTGGCGATAGAGTATGGGGCAGCGCAGCCAAGCTCGTTAAACGCGCCTTGGATGCGTTGCAGGGGAAAGTCTGTGGCGCCTGAGTCGTACCAGACCTCAATGGAGTTTGTGCCAAACGCCCAAACCTCGCGGAAGTTGGACACCACGGCCAGCAGGCCGTCAGGAGACCCTTCGGTGCTGGCAAACTCAAGCGGGTCAATAGACGTGCCGTCCAAAAGGGTTGTAACCCACATTTTTTGACTATTGGGTTCGTTGAACACAAAATAGCCGTCCAGATAGCAGACAGTCACCGCGCCGGGGAAATCGGGGTCGGTGATCTGGCCAAATGCGTTGGTGGTGTTGTTGTAGATGTAGCTGGGGCCGTTGGCTGCAATGAATAGTTGCGTGCCGTTGTCAGCCATACTGACCGGCCCAGTGCCGGCCACGGTGCCGATCAGCGTGGGCGTATAAGCGTTGTCGATCTTGTAGAGTTGGGTGCCTGACACCACAAAGCCCACGCCATCGTTAGGCGAGAACGCCCACAGGCCACGAACCGGGCCAGTGCCCACCGTTGACAAAAGCGCCAACCCTGGGCAGCGCTGCAAGAATGCGGGCTCTTTACCGCCCTCGGGTATGACTTCTGGAAACAGATTGACCATGCGAGCATTCGCAGCGTTGATGCTGCGGGTTACATAGGTCGATCCAAGGATAGGCGTTTTCATCAATAGTTTCCTGCGTAAATGTTAAAACGTTGACGGGTGGCGATCAGCGAATACGGCATAGACATGATGTCATCAGGATTGTTGATGCGCTTCAGATTGCGCTTGCTGGTCATGGCAATACGCTGCACTTGGGGGCTAGGCTCAACGCCAAACTCAGGCGCAAACTCCATGGCCAAGTTGTACACAAAAGCCCGTAGATAGCCCGGCGGGAACAGAATGTTGGTCGCCAAGTTGGCAGGCTGACTTAGCTCTTGCACGCTGACAAAGTGGAACTCCAGCAAACGTGTAGGGCGCGGGTAGATGTTGATCGTGACGTCTGGGTAGGTCATGTTGACAAACATGACTTGGGGAAAGGTCGAGGTCACAGTCTTGACCGCAATACCGTTGTACTGCTGCTGATTGATCAGCTTGATGCCATACGACACCCCAGTGCCGGGGTCTTTAAAGTAGGTGGAGTCGTCAACCAAAACAGGTCGCACGGCGGTGCCGTTTAGGCGCACCAAGGAGCCAGTAGGGCCAAGGGTTTCTTCAATGGAACTGACCGGCCAGTTGACAATCTGGTCAATGGTACAGAAGACAGACAGACGCTCGGTGTTCCAAGAGTCGATCATCTGGTTGAGCGCCATCAAGGCGTCTTCAGACACTGATGCGGAGGGAGTTTCTCCCTCAGCCAGCACACCCAGCAGCCGCAGCGCCCGGTTGATCTGATCGGCAGCAGAGTAGGTGGCCATCTTTACGCTCCTAGTTCGACCGCCTCAACAACAGGACGGCCACGTCTACGTTTTACTTCCTGTGGAGCCGCCTCTTCAACATCGATTGGCGTGTCAAGAGTATAGCGTGTCCAACCATTTTGTTCATCTGCTACAGCTTCAAGTTCCATCGACGCAATCTTTGCGCCGTGAACGGGGTGAGACATGTAAATGATAGGCATTATTCTTCCATGGGTGCTTCAATACGGGCAATCAACATCCGATATGCAGAGATCGTGGACTGAGCTTGAATCAGAAAAGTACGCGCCTTTTCTGCTTCCCGCTCAAGTTCCTCGATCTCGCAAACCAAGAATTCCTTGGTGATTTCCATGTTAAGCGAATGTTGCGTAAGCTGGTATGTAGTACACAGTGCCGCCAATCATTACCTTAATTGCTTTAGAAACAGTAGTTACGCTGGTTGCTGTAGGCGCAATCGTGGCAGCGGGAGCGGTAGCAATGTTCATCAACAAAGGAATTTCACCAGTGTTTGATCCGCTGTCAGTCACACGAATAAATGAAGCAGTTGCGGGTAAAGTTGCGTTTACTGTGTAGTTGGTGTCCAACTGAATCACCGCCAAAGTACCGCCTGGAGTAGCGTCAGTGCCACCCAAAGTAGCACGAATTGCGTTAGCAGCGCCAGAGATGGTAGCCGCAGTGCCGTCCACTTCCAAAGAAATGTGAGCGCCGTTGATCGTGCCAGCAGTTGCAGCCGCAGTGCCAGTCACTACTGAGAACGCGCGGAGCGTTTCACCAGAACCTGTGCTTGTGAAGGTCAGCTTGTTGTAGTTCAAACGGGTGTCGCCTGACGGTGCCGAAGTGGTGGCATACGCGCCGTTAAGGACGCCAGCAGAAGTGATTGCAATCGGAGCGTTAGCTTCGCCAACTTGGAACGAATCCAGTTGAGGATCAGAATACGCAACGCCAATAGGTTTGTTATTTGCCATGATTAAATTCCTTTATCAGTTCCAAAAGGGAAAAATGGGGGTTGTTTAGACCCCCATTTAAGTTAGCCCGCAATGCGGTACAAAGTCCAAGAGCCATCACCAGTTTTACGAGCGCGGAACAAGGCGCCGGTGTTTTCCAACACCACCATGTTACCGAGCAACGTCCAACCAGTGGCGGTGGCCAA